CCTCGATGCTTTGCCCGTTTCATTTCGTCTTGCATGATTCGGGGCGCACCGATCTACCCACGTTTCCGTGTGTCACCAACTGCCGTGCGAATGGCTTAGGTCGTGCTACTAGCCGATTGTTTATGCTCTGGGATTGCTGAGAGTGTAGAGAATGTACTCCATGTCGCTTGGCTTCCAGACCGCTGCATGACAACCAGCCATCTCACAAGCGTTTAACCAAATCTTTTGTCCAGGCGTCAACTTGCCTTTTTCTGCCTTTAACTCAACAACTAACGGCCGACCACCTTGGAATGGGTGCACCATGAACAGATCAGGGAATCCTGCATCGCCTTGAACGTTTGTCATCCAGCGTCCTCGACTGTTCTGTGCCGGCAGATCGTGATGCACAAGCCATCCGTAACGCTTGGCAACGCTGATCACCATGTCCTTAAAGTCGGCTTCGCTGATCTTGGAATCAATCTTCATCGGCTGCGACGATTCTTTTGTTGTCTGCTAACCATTCCCACGCTTGAGCCAGTTTCTGCCATGTTTCGCGACTTGCTTCTAAATCCTTGTATCGCTTTTCAAGCAACGCTTTTTCGGCGCGCAACGTGTCAATCACACCACGCAAATACTCAACTATTTCGATCGGGGTTGCCCCAGTTTGTTTCTCATCAAACGCGCTCATTTTAGGCGCTCAATGATCTTGCTTGCTTCGTGCGATTTAAGCAGCTCTAACACGGCGCTGTCATCGTTAAGGTTGAGTTGAATCATTTCTAGCAATGCCAGGTCATCCATGCCTTTGTCTTTGGCCAGTTTTTTGATGTAGCCAATTTGTTTAGGTGTGGCAAATGCACCAGAGGGTGTGTGCACTTGACCAGATGGTTGAGGTGAGCCACCTAGACGCTCAACCTTTTGCATTTCTTCGCGCGACGGCCTTTTGCCTAGTGAAGACAGCCCCATGTTGGCCAGAACTCTGCCCAAACTGCTCGTTTCTGCGTTTTCAATAAACGAAGTTGAGTTGACGCCGCGCTCTGTATGTACCTCATGGGCATAACCAGTAGCGGTGGGATTGAGGTCATCACGATGTTTCCAAATGACTGATCGCACAATGCACGATTCGCCGTCATAGTTCATCAGCGTTGTTTCAACCCGACCGTCTGGATATTGCTCCCAGAAGCGCGCAAGACGCGACTCGACTGTCTCGTAGTTGCTTAGGTCAAAGCCCATCAGATGCCTGCCCAAACGCTAAGACGTTGTGCATGGTCATGCGCGCCACCGCGGTTTGCGTAAGCCAGTTCGCCTGTGTTGCGGATGATGCCACGTCGAGCGGCAGCGTTTAACCGTCCAGCAATGCCTTTGGTGACTGGGAACTGATCGCCTAGGTGTTTCCAGATGTCGTCAGATGTGAAGAAGCCTTTAGTGCGCGCAACCTGCACAATGGCAGCGTCAACCTCGTTTTGTTGTGGTCGTGTCCAGCGCGCATCAGCTGATGATTGTGATGCCAACATGCCCTCAATGAATGGGGCGTTCTTCCGTGCCGGCACACGGCCATCACATACAAAGTGTGTTTTGCCTGTTATTTCAGGGTAGGCGATTGTTTCTTTGCAGATCGTGCAGGTTTTCATTGTCGGAATCTCCTTGTCGGTTAGGAATGTGCTTGTAGTGCTTTAATTGCAAGATCGAGTGTAGTCACATCGTGTAATGGCATTGGGTCTTCTAATGACAGCGAGTTCTTCATGCCTTTAAGACGTTGGATGATGCTTGCGTGAGGGTTTTTACTGACAGCCATAATGTCGTCAATAAGGTCAAACATTGCCATTGTGTGATTTGTTTGCATTGCTTGCTCCAATACCATTCGTCGGGTTTCTTCTGATAGTTCGCCTTGATTCCATGCAACACCTTCGCTCATTTCACACTCCAAGGGCCCCAGCCGAAGCCGTAGCGCTCGACTCCGTAGTTGTATATTTCTAAACCTGCGAGCAAGTTAGTCTGTGCCTGTAACAGATCTTTCTTGTCTGTAATGATGCCTTTGCCAATAAGCCATTTGTGCCAGGAGCCGTTGATCTGGAGTAGCCCACGTGAGCCGCCAAACGGGTCTTTACGATTAATTGCGTTAGGCGTGCAGTTGCTTTCGCGCTTCATGATTGATTCCAGCACGGTGCGTTGATCTGCAGGCCAGCCAAGGTTGACGGCTAGCGCGCTGAACTGTTCACAAGCCGACGTGTATGGGTCAATGTAGATCGTGGAACTGGTGGTCGTGGTCGGCTCAATTAGGTATGGCGTAACGTCCAAAGGCGCCAAGGCAATGGTGCCAGATGGGGCGCCAGACGCGCTAGGAGCCCCCGTGAGCGCCGTAACCCCAAAAACCGTACAAAGCACTAGCCCAATGATTTTCTCTGCTAAATAGTTCATCTTTTCTCCAAAGGTATGGGCACACCCCAAGACGAGGCGTGCGATCTAAATGCAATTTGTCCCTGTAAGTATTTTCCCGACTCGGGTTCAGTAAAGATCTGCACGAGGATCTCTTGCCCGTTATCCATCACGCCTATATAGACGCTGTAGTCAACGATCTGTGGATCAGTCATACCTTGTCCTTTTGTCGGTACTCCGACCCTAGGGGATAGATCAAGCCTTAGGTGGGATTTCCCCGAACACCTTTAAGAATGCGGCTTTTACCCAAATGACCGAGTCTGCAGCTTGTGGTGTTATCTCGATGTGGAACCAATCTCCGCCTGGTGCACCGTGGATTGTTGGCTTGTCATATTTGAGCCATGCGTACCGATCGCAACGCCATGCTCGACCCTGTGGTTCTGGGAAGTAATCCAAAATACATTGCAAGCCAAGATCGTTGGCATTAGCAACCAGTTTGTCAATAAAGACCAGCGCTTCTTTACGGCCTGCTTTTGGGTTCTTTTCGCTTTTGCGATACGACAAATCAACAGCTCTGCCAGTCGCGTGAACAGACAATGAGCCTGGCTTACCGCGCATATCACGTTGACCCCAAGACCCGTTATTCCAAAGCGCGTCATTAGATGCAGCGATTGCTTGCTTTATCCATTCGTTCATGCCGGCACGTGGCGCTGGTGATGCACCGTCCGCGTTGCCTATGTAATCGCGTGCGTTAGGCACGCCTGCTTTAGCTTTGGCTATTGCCACGACCAAATGCCAGGTCTTTTGGGTTCACATATCGAATGAGAACTGGCACAAGCGCGGCAAGCGCTGCTTTGCCTAGATCGGCTGGGTCTGTGTTGCCTGTTGAATACACCGCTATGACCGCTGCAATAACCGAGCGACCGTATGAGGCAAGTAGGGCTTTGTCTTTAGGCTTCAACATCTTTGGCTCCTTCTTTCGCTTTTGACTTTAGCCCGTTTGAGGCCACTAAGCCTGACAACGTGCCGGTCATGAAGACGGTCAGGGTTGATAGCAGGTCTATGAATGCGGAGTCGTTAGGGCTTTGGTGGCCGATTGGCTGGGTCACAAACATAAGCGCATAAACAAAGCCAAGCACGGTAATGGCAAACACGCTGGCAAGGATGATTCCGACAATAACGATTAGTCGAGCGTGAAGCTCCTCGGGTTTAAGGCGTGGTCTCATAAATTAAATCCCTTGTGCACGTTCCAGATGGGTTGCAGATCGGTGGTTCGCATTCAGGCTTTTGCCAGTTTGACGGGTCTTGGCATGGGTAGCGATATGAGCCGTCATAACCACATCCCGCGCAACCCCACAAGACAACCGCAATTAGTGCTACGTAGCCGATGAGGTAACGCCAGCGCATTACGAAAGTAACGCGGCCACTTCGTCGGCAGTAAGTCCAAGTTTGGCAAGTGTGTCGGTTTTTAATTTGGCCCGCGCGTCGTTTGCTTTTTGTTGTGCTTGTGCTGCCTTTTCGTCTTTTGCTTTTTGTGCAAGTTCGGCTTCGGTCATGTCACGCACAATTTCTGTGCCTGTTAATGCGTTATATTCTTTAATTTCGCTCATTAGTTTGCCAATCCGTAGACTTTTACTGTCCCAGTAGACCATGTTCCTGTAGACAAAATAAGTGAAAAGCCATCATAGGCGGTTGCGACGTTGTGGAATCCTGAACCGTTGCATGTTCCTCGAGCCGTATTGCAATCCGCAGATAGGTATTGGAAACTTGTTGTTGCTGCTTCAAAAGGTTGCTGAACAAACATTTGTCCGCCACTTTTTTCTGTCGTTTGTATTTGCACAATCGGCGCAAGTACCGCGGTTGCATTGCTTGCATTTCTAAAAGCGTAAGCACCAGTTGAATATGTTGGCTCTATTCCTACTGCGTAATAACCTGTGCTGCTGTCTGTTCCACTTGCGCGGAACTTAAAGCTCAAAGAGGCTTGCGCTGATGCTGATGCGTTAGACAGGACGATCATGTAATTCATGTATGTCGCGCTGAAACAATTATTTACGCTGGTAGTGCCTGTCGCTAAAGTCGTGCTTGAAATCAAAGTTACACCCGAAACACCTACCGCTACCCACGCCGCGCCGTCGTAATACTGGGTTGTATTAGTTGCTTCAATGTAGGCAAACTGGCCCTCGGCAAGCACCTTTTCGCCTGCACCGCCGAACGCGGCATCACGTGTAACGGTCGTTGCGAAAACTGGTATGCCTGTGTTGATCTGCGTCATTTCCGCAGCTGTAAGAATTTGTCCAGCGGTAAAGGCTGGAACCTCAATTTGTGCGTTAACTCCCATAAGTGCTCCTTATCCTAAAACATTCTCTGCGTCGATTGTGCCATACACCGCGTCATCCAAAATCAACTCGTAAACGATTACGGTCGGCGCGGTTGAGTAAAGCACTCTGTGGCCTGTAGAGAAATCCAGATAATGCTCAATGCCTTCAACAGACAGCTCTTGCGCCAACTGGGTTGTGCCGGCACCGCTTGGGAATGTCTTTTCAACGGTAATGGTGTCGCCTATTTCAAGGGTTGCCAGGGTGTCCTTTTGGACTGTGGTCAGCATCAGGAATGCGGTTTCAACGCTGGTGTACCGTGCCTCGGGTTCAGGGTTAAGCAAGTAAGACGCGGCGGTGTCAATTTCTCCCTGCACGTGTAGCAGGCTGTTTGTAATGCTGTTTGTCTGGATAAAGTACGTAGCAATTGAGCCTGCATCGGTGGCTGTTGCTGTCTTACCGTCTAACCCTGTTACGACCACGCGGTTAACTACAGCGTCAGCCTCAAATGAGATTCCCACGCCGTTGTACTTGTAATTGGTTCCGTCATCATGGAAGTCAGCAACCGACGCGGACAGCGTGTTGCCAATGCGGTCTTGGAATGTAAGCACGCCATCGCGCGACATGAACAGACGACCAAATTCGGCCGTGTCGTTAATTTGGGCAATGTATTGCAGCACGTTTGTGCCAGCGTTAACGGTGTACGACGCATCATGACCAAGGTTGACCGTGCCAGTAGAAATGTCACGCGCTAGAGCTGGGAAATTAACTTCTGGTAGGTCAAGCACGGTTTCTATGCGCGCACCTGACGTTTCGGCTGATGGATTAAACTCGTCCAAATAGGTTTGGGCTAGCAAATAAAATTGGTCGGCGCAATAGACGGTCACGGTGTCAAGACCGCCAAGTGCAAAGTTGTAGTCATAGTTCACCACATAGCCCGAGTACAGAAATTCAGGGACATCGGTAGAGCTGTATCGAATAAGGCGAACTTGACGCATTGGCGCTAGTCCAGGCTTTGCCTCGGCCGTGTCGTAGTACGGGCTATTTTCGTCAAACGGGTTGAAGATGCCGTCCACGTCTTGAATAGTGAACGTCATCGTGCCGGCGCTAAAAGTGTCACCAATGTCGCGTCTGCCGCGCTTCGCTGTGATGCTGACAGTCGAGTCCATGACGCTGGCGAACTCAGTCGTGCCGTCCAACACGTATGAAGTGTTATCTAAAACGCCTTTGAGCGTGTCATCTAAAACAAATGCGTCAACTTGAAACCCTGTGGCAATCTGCAGGTCATAGTTGCCTGAATCAACAACGGCGACGCCTGGCATTAGGCAATGTTCAGAGCCAACGGCCCTGCACTCCGTGAGTAGGCGCGCAATGCGTTGACCACGGCTTGACCAATTTCCGCGCTAGTAGCAAGTCCGCCTGTGACGTTGACGGTCACTCCCCCGCCTGTATTCATTCGATCTAACGGCACGACTGCTTCTGGGCCTGCTTCACCAATCAGGGCAAGAGTAGGGGAGCTGACAATTCCACCCTCGGCTAAACGTGGAATCTTCTTAGCAACGACAGCTGACGGGGCTTGACCGCCAAGTTGTGGCACGGGAACTGTCGGTGCTTTTGGAATGTCTGGTAGCAACGGGATTGAGTTGTAGGCGCTAATGATTGCGTTGACCGCGCCAATTGCAGCGTTGACCATTCCAGCAAAGAACCCGATCACGGTGTTGACAATTGCGTTAATGCCGTCACGAAACCACTCAAACTTGTTGTAGGCAACCACTAGCGCAACAACTAACAATGCGATGCCTGCAGCAATAAGACTGAATGGATTAAGTGCCATAGCAATATTGGTGACAACGATTGCGGCGGCGACAGCGCCAATGGCGGCAGCAATAGCCAAGAATGCTTGCGGGTTGTCTTGAGCCCACATAGCAAACTTGTTGAGCACAGGTAGCACAGCCTCAAGCACGGGCAATAGCGCAGCGCCGATTGACTCTTTGGTTTCGCCAATGGAATTCTTAAGGATTGCCATTTTTCCTGCAGCGGTCTCGGCGTTCTTTGCTGTGGCACCGCCAAAGGTTCCGCCAAGCACGTCCATGACTTCGTTGAGGCTTGCACCTTCTTTGATCATGGTTGACATCTCTGGGCTCAAAGATCGGAGCGCCTTGAAGTTGCCTTGGTAAGCCTTAGCCAATGCGTCAGCGACGCTGGCGCTGTCCATGCCGGTGGCTGTGCTTATGTCCATGACAAGGTTCATGTCGTTCATGGCAATGCCAACATCTTTTGTACCGCGCACAAGTGCTTCTAACGCTTTGCGATACTCGGTGTCAGCAACGCCAGACGCTCGACTCATCGCGCTAATCTGTTTCTCTACTTGTGCGGTCTGGTCAGCGCCAGCGCCAGTCACATTCTGCAAAGTAAGCGCTAACGCCGCCTGCTCCTGCTGATCTTCCATGGCAGCACGTGTGGCATCACCTAAAGCAACAGCCAAACCAGCGAGCGCCGCAGCTGCAGGGACGGCAGCCTTCTTGATCGCAAACTGGGCTTTTTCACCTGTGGTCT